TTTCTGTTTATTTGCCGTCATATTATTTATTAAGATCATCAGTTAAGTTATCACGTCGGTTGAATTATGTATTTGTTTAATGTATTTATGATAATCATGTAGACCAATTACTTGTCGCAAAATATCAGTGTACATTTTATCATTCAAAAGAGCGAATGAATCATAAACGTGATTCTTGCGAACCTTAATGCGTGTATTGCTATATTCTATACTACTAATATCACCCGTTTTTTTATCCAATAATATATCCATTACAAAGGCGAATTTATCCTCCTTCTCTCTTAAACTACAAAGATTTTCAGAAAGTATAGTTGGCATCATAGGTCGCTTGCGATCGGGCAAGTAGATGGTAGAGACTCTTTCTGAAAATGAACTCCATAAGTCCAATTCTTCCATCCACATGGGAACGTTGGAAATATAAATACTTACGCGCTTGTTTCCATCTTCGCCTTCAACAAAACTTATTGCGTCATCATAATCATTCGTAGAAGCAGAATCAATGGTTATTATCTTTTCCTTCCGTCGATCTAATATGGTGGGATTACCTTCCATGATTTTGTCCATCATTTCTTCTACATTGCGCATTTTTGACTTTCGAGTGGCCTCTCTTGTAAAATTTTGAATAGAAGCATATAAGCTTTTACAATACAGTTGGTATTCATAATAGTTTGATATTTCCGATACTGGGCCAATTGCATTGTCTAAAATACCAACTGGATGTTTCCCATTCCAATTTTCATAATGAAATAAAACATATAAATTATTGGTTTTCTTTGTGAAGTTGTTTTTTACTTGATAAGGAACCAAAAATGTGGGCATTCGTATATCATCTGGAATACATTTATATAAAAGGCGCTTTTTGTCATGACCATATGTTTTCCCATCATTTAATACCAATATTCCCGGTATAAAACCTATATTTCGCGTAGGAGAATGTGTGATATTTACGACGAATGTTTCTTCATCGTATAGAAAGACATCACCTGAAAATAGTTTACATGATATCGGATCTATATCCAAAGGTTTTTCGGTAATATTAACATCATCGTAATCATATATTTTCCATTGCGCATAATTCCGATCGTCGACCACAATCTTATAATTCCGATTGCCGGAATCAATCTTATAATTCATAATACTTAATAATATATGTTGTTAAGTATTATTCATTTTCATTTTTATTATTATTTACTTCTTCAATAATCGGCTCTTCTATTTTATCAATAACATCTGGTTGTTTTAATAAAATATTTTTCAGTTCTTGTTTTTTTATAGTCTCTCGTTTCACATTTTGACTTTGCAAAAGTCTCATTCCCAATTGCGGACTGATGGCAACAGTATTCATATATGTTCTATATTGAAATACAGAAATGGAACAACTCTTGGTAAATTGAATACTATACCACCAATAGGCCGGTATATAGAGAGCCTGACCTTTATTCACTGATATTTCCAATGTTTTCATTTTACTAAAATCTGATTTATATTTCGGTTGTACATCCCATGGATTTACAGGTGAATAAAAATGAAAATTCTCATAATCTTTCGCACCATATAAATACTTTGAAAATTTAGGAGGAATCAACATAACTTTAAAGGTTCCTTCATTCGCATAATAGAAATTGCGGTAATTTAGATTGTAAGAAAGTGGTGTTCTCACGCCTTCGCTGCCGAACATGTAATCATAATAACAATTAGAAACCATATATGGGCGTAAAAACATGTCATTATGTTTGAGTGTTTTGATTAAACTGGTCTCCTCCAAAAAGGATTGGTTTTTCTCAGAAAGGACTTTTGAATCTTTGTCATCATTAATTAGATTGATGCATGATTGTAAAGTCATTGGAAGATGTGTAAGATTCGATTTATTATCGCGAGTATTTCTCAGAAAAATATCAAATGCGCCATAATTGGATGATACAGATGACATAGTGCAACCACGTTCTATATCTTCTTCATAAAAATCGAACATGACGGGTTGTCGCAAGTCGCACACTTCTTCGAATTTCTCTTTAGAAGGATCGTTATCCAAAACCAAAACTTCTAAATCGTTGCTTGTCTTCAGATGAAAGTATACATGAATATATAAAAATAATATTATGCAAAACATCAATAATGAAACCAAATATTGCATGTTTATATTATTGTTATATGCTACATTAAATACCGTAAAATAACTTATTTACAGTTCTTGTTCTTGTTCCTCTACATATGCCTCTTTCTCTACAACTTCCTCTACCTCTACAACTGCACCCGCCTCTTGGACTGCCTCTTTCTCTACAACTGCCTCTTCGTATGCCTCTTGAACTGCCTTTTCATATGCCTCTACATCTGCCTCCTCTTGGTCCTCTTGTGATTCTTCAATATCTTGGACTACAATTTCGTTTACTTTCATATCTTCAATCAATTCCTCTGCCTCAGTAATTGTTGCAAGAATAGAAGGATTGACCTTTAATAATCCCTGAAACTCTCTAAATTCGGAAAGCATTTTAAGTAAAACCATATTCATTTCATTTGTATATTTCTGGTGGCTCAAAAGATTGTCTTTTAATGACTGATTCTCTCGCGACAATAGTTGCAAGTTATTAAAGAATGAATCAAAGTCGTATGAAGATTCAATCGTTGCCGCAGCAACTTCCTTAACAATATTACTTAATTTATCCGACGCGTAAATAGATTCGGAAACAGCGCCCTTTATCTCCTCCATATTTATAGGTTCATGTCTCTCCGGAACTACTACGTCTTGGTCAATGGTTCCTGCATCTGTAGGGTTAGATGTATTATCATGAAGTGTTTTGACCATTTTTTCCATTTGAAAAAGTCGATAATCGTGTTGCATCAATAATTGAGCGGGATTCAATTGTGGTCGAGCGGGCTCCGGCTCATTTGTACCAGAAACAGGCATATTATTATTCATGCGAACATTACCTCTTTCACGTGGATCTCTTGATTGCAATTGAGGATTCTGACCTGGTTGTTGATTCTGAACCGGCCGTTGGTTCTGACCTGGTTGTTGATTCTGAACCGGCCGTTGGTTCTGACCTGGTTGTTGGCGTTGAATATTTTGTTGGCGCTGAACCGGCTGTTGGTTATTAATCCTTCCTTGAGGATTGCCCTGCTGAGGATTGCCCTGCTGAGGATTGCCCTGATGAGGATTGCCTTGAGGATTGCCTTGAGGATTGCCTTGAGGGCGCGCATCTCTTGAAGATATAGGAAGATTTTGAACACTTTGTTGGGCACCAACTCGTCTTCTACGTGCCGATGACAATGAACTTGAACTACTCATTTGAAGTTTATTTATAAATTTATCTTCCATTTCTATCGCAATTATACGAATTGAATACTCATTATTTCCTAAATAATTTCTTTCTATAAATCATATGGACGATTTAGAAGAAATAACATCTTTATCTAAAAATGGATTTTTCAAAACCGTATTTATGGTTGATAAAACAGAACAAAGCTACATGATGAATATCATGCAATATACGTTATTAGCCATGGTTCCTGTAGTGCTTGTTTTAAAACTTCTTAAAAACTATGTTCCCGATGTAGATGAGGAAAAAGGAACTGTTAATATAAGTGCCGAAATTATTGCCCAAGTCCTCTTCATTATGACGGCAATTTATTTCTTACATAGAATTATTGTATATTTTCCAACATATAGTGGGGTTACGTATGGAAATATTGACTTGACCAATACAATTATCATGTTCCTATTTATTATTTTTACTATGCAAACCAAGTTGGGTGAAAAGGTACAAATTGTTATTGAGCGTGTTATTGAATTATTCGAAGGAAACAATTCAAAGGCACCTGTTCAGGCTGGTGCAAAGAATGCGGGTGTAAAAGTAATACAACCAATATCGAATCAATTTGTCAGTAATCCCACTATAGACCAAATGCTTACACCTCAGATGACAAATCTGAAAGCACAGACGAATGAATATAGTGTTCCACAACAACAAGGTCAACAATCTGGACCCAGTTTCGATAACATGTATGCTGGACCTGCGAATCAAATGGTGGGAGCAGCTACTCCTGGAGATGGAATGGGTGAACCCATGGCAGCCAACTCTTTTGGAGGCAGTTCTTTTGGTTCTAACTGGTAATTCGTAAACTGGTAATTCTTAAACTGGTAATTCGTATAATTTTTTAATGCATTATTAATAAATTATATTTCTTTAACAAGTGTATATCGAGGACAACTAAAATTATGATTTATAAATGTTTTCATCTTTGCATATAACCAATCTGGTACAATATTTATTTTATAATAAAAAAATTTAATAATAGAAAGTAATACAATATATAAGTAATTATTTGATTGTTGAATATTACTGCATCCAGGAATTGTAAAATCATTTTTTTTCAGAAAATTTATATCAATTGGTAAACCATTCATATTTATTTTGAGCAATAATGCACTGGAGCATGAGTTTTTTAATTGTGGTATATTTTCTACTGCATATAAACGTTTTGATATAGAATCAATTAATTGAATATTTTTATTATTTTGAATAATATATTCAAACTTTGCAATAGTTCTATCTATATCATCACATGCAATTATTAAGTCGCAATCTGACTGTTTATAATAAAAATCATGCCTTAAAATGCTACCGAACACATAAAAATCACACTTTTCATCAATACAAATATTTTCTAAATAAGTTAATATTTTTTTTATATCTTTGTGTTTATTGCAATATTTCTTAAAATTTTTATTATCTTTATAAGACATTGTTATTACTAATGACTTAGATTTTAATTTTTCGACGTGATCTTTTCAAATGTTTCTTCGAGCATTTTCTCGTAATTCTTAGGCGAAACCTTGTCATGAATAAATACATCCACCTCGATATCCATCCAATCTTGTACTACGCATGCTTCCCCCTTATTTTTTCCATCAAAATATCTATACTTCAGAGTAATGGGTACAATATGTTTATTACATTGTTCGGCCACTTGAAACATTCCCGATTTAAACTCAACACACTTACCTTTTCGCCAGGAGCGACCCTCTGGAAAAATAAGCAATTTATTATTATCATTCAAAATTTCAATCGACTTATTTCTCACTCTCATTCCACTATTTTTATCTCCACGCGCATAAGGAATTAAATCACCTCCTTCGTAAAATATTTTTATAAATTTTTCGAATAATGTTAGTATATTCGTGGTAGGATATTTTTTTCCAAGCATGTCGTCTTTTGCAATTGAATAACACTGGTTGCTATAGGGCGATGTTATGAGTGGATATAATACATGATAATCTATGCCTTCATAGTGATTCGCCATGTAAATATCATTTCCTCCTAACAATTGTTTATTTCCATAAACATTTACTTTTACATTGCATAAAAATCTCAAATATGACACTACATAATACTGGACATATTGTTTCACGCATTTTGGCAATAATGGCGAAACCATAATATACGAAAATAAAGTTGAACCTCCCAGAAACATGCGGATCTCTTTAAACATGATGTTTTACTATATTACTACCATCTCTTTATTATTGTATTTCATCCTTTGTAATATATACTTCTTTTGACACATTTTTAATAATTTTATTCATCTTCTTTGGATCATCTTTCAGATCAACGCTTGCATTTCCCATAAGCTGTAGGTACTTTTCTTGACCATCCACGTTATTCATATACCCCGGATTATTTTCTTCCCACGTTTCAATTGATTGTAATTGTTTATCGGCAACTTTTTCAATCGTATTCTTTAATTTATCATTATTTGCATCACGAAACCACTCATTCTCATCCTTTATATACATTATTTCACGTTTTAAATCGGAGCAGTGAATTGGGCGCTCATGAACCTGTAATTTTTCAAGACCTCGCATCATGGTTAAGGTTACCCCTTCAATTAGACCTTGATTCGTTGTCATATTCAAGTCGTCCAGTGTTATCTGCAAAGAATTAATAAAATCGCCTATATTCAGTGCATCTTTGCACTTTTCATTCAAGTACATTTGTATGGTATATTGCTGATTATTATTAATTGTATGTCCAATTTTCGGAATAATTTCTTTAATTGTCTCCTCATGTTGTTTATGTTGATCAATTATCATACTGCGAAGTTCTTTATTTTGCAATATGAGCTCATGTAAAAAATTAGTCTCCGTCGATTCGACGGCTGTGTGTACAATCTCCGATTTATTAGCTTCTTTTTCGCATTGCAATGTATGCGCGCATTTTTTCTTATGCTTACATAATCCCGACCTATATTTAAACTCCTTACCACACGTGCAGTCAAAAGTCGTCGTTTCAACTTCAATGACTTCGATGATTTTGTTATCCATTTTGTTATCCATGTTATCCAGATTATGCTTCCTGGTGGTTAAATGTTGTCGCCAATTACTTTTTTTGCTGCATGTAAACGTGCATTTATGACATACATATTCTATTATTTTATTCTGGCATTTTTTGTTATCCATTTTTATCCTATAAATGGATAACAAAAAAAATGCCTAAATCAATTTCCACATTAATATCATATTTTCCCTTACTGAAATGTTTTCTTATGCAGTGATGCGAAAAATGGTGAACTTTTTTTGAGAGCCTTTACAATGCGGCATTTTTTCCGTTATCCACTTGTTATCCAATAAAGCTCCGCACCATAAGCTTTTTATATGGGAATATATCTAACAGCATCCGTCGTAAGATATATTGTCGATATAATGTGGATAAATCCAGGCATTTTCCCGTTATCCAAAATGGATAACAACAAAAAATGCCGTTTTTGAGAAACTTTTTCACTTTTTTTCCTTAAGATAACAAATAGTTCATCGGCAATTAGTCGTTCGCTGCATAATGGTGTAAGTGGTATTTTGACGTTTTTTTACTATTTGAAATTTTCGATTTCAAAAATGGACAAGGAAAAAGCATGTCCATTTTTCAAAATCTTAAAATAGAATTGAAAAAAATGCCAAAACGTAACTTGTTTAGAGAAATGTAAGTAAATGGCGAAAACGAATGTGCCAAAAACCTCTTACATATGTAGGGGACCGTTTAAAAATCACTTAGATAACTGTAAGTAAAATATTGGTGATTGCGTAATCACTTGCTTACATAATCAATTACTGACAAAAGAACTTGTTCTTGATTGGTCAGTTTTTGAAAAATCAGGTTTTCATCGAATTTTATCTGTATTATTCGACCCACGTGTGTTTTACAGACCACATGCAGCCCTGTATCGCATAGCTTCCAATCACATATGAGAGCACCATTGGTAAGCAATTTTTCGGGAGACATTTTGTCCAGTTTAGTTAAATTTATCCAACGTATATATGCACCGTTTCTGAGTGAATCAGCATCACTCATATATCGATATTCTGCTAATTTACTATGCATTAGCTTAAGTACGGTACCACTCAATTGTATTTGTTGTAAAACATCGTTTTTTTCGTGTTTAATTTTACTATTACTCAATTGCATCAAGTATTCATTTTTATCATTATCTAATGCTTTCAATAATTCGTCCATGGTTAATTAATAGTTATATAAATCTCTCTATATAATTATTATAAGTTTTGTGGCATATTACCTTGCCCCTGGTTATTACCTTGATCTTGATTGTGCTAAGGACCTTGATTGCAACGTTAAATCCCTGCGAGTTTTATTTAACGATTTTGAAAAACGAGCACCCTTCTTGCAAGTAAACTTGCTCGTTGATAACCCCTTTTTTTTCAATACATTATTCGTACAAATGGCTACTGTTTTCGAGTCCTTTTTTTCAGAGGGATTTATTTTTTTTATACAGCGACATAATTTAGTTGCTAAAATGTCTTCCGCGACTTCTTGAACTATCTTATATGTAGCAGTTGGTGGCATGTCTATTTTATAATATTTCAAAACCTTCATGTAATCCGTTTTTGTAATCTTCATAGAGCAAAACCTAATTTATATTGTATTATATAAAAAAATAATCTATGTTTTTTATAGACAATGAGACAGCACGTGGTTGTATTCGATTTGGACGAAACATTGGGGTTCTTCAGTAGTTTGGGTGTATTGTGTAGCAGTCTTAATATAGTTTTAGACGATAACAGGTATTATCAAAAAAATTTCAACAAGATTATGGATTTATATCCAGAATTTTTGAGACCCGGAATCCTAAATATACTAAAATACTTGAAAACATCGAAGCGCACGAAAATATGCTCTAAAGTTATTATTTATACAAATAATCAAGGACCGCGAGAATGGACTGTACAAATAAAGGATTATCTTGACAGCAAAATAGATTACAAATTATTCGATAATATTATTGCAGCATTTAAGGTAAACGGACGTCAAGTTGAACTCGGTAGAACGTCGCATGACAAAAATATCGGCGATTTTATAAATTGCACGAAACTCCCAAGGAATACACAAGTATTTTTTTTAGACGATCAGCCACATATGGGAATGGAAGATAAAAATGTATATTACGTCAACTTGTTTCCATACATATATCATTTAGAATGGACTGATATGATTAATCGTTTTTGGCCGGCGTTTAAGGACGAATTAGCCGATTCATTTACCAAAGAACAATTCACTTCACGTATGATGGATAGTATAAATAGGTATAACATCAATGTTGAAACGAAAAATCCAGACGAGTATGATGCCGAAAGTGTTGTAAGTATGGCAATTATGAAACATTTGAAAGAGTTTTTTTCGGATGTTTCGAGTAGGACACTTCGCCAAAAGGACGATAATAACAAAAATCATAATAAAACGCAGAAAAGGAAGAAATGAATATAATTGCTTATGCGCTTATAATTGCTTATGCGCTTATATTTGCTTATGCGCTTATAATTGCTTCTCCGAAAGTAGAGAAAATATTATGCACATCCCCCTTGATGGGTGTGATAAAGGATAGAACTAATTGAGTGATAGTTGTTGTTGTTAATAAAAACATTGCTGATGAAAACACTACACGCTTATCAAATGGTGTCATTTGTTCTGTCCGATAAGGATTAAATCTCCATATTAAAAATAAGGAAACATATAATTTAAGAAATCCTTGAAGTTCTTTTAAATATTTCGGAGCAGAGGTTGAAATACCTAAAAGTATCAGTGCATATAAAGTATACGATGCGTATAGCCCATAGATAAATATTTTTTCATGATGTTTTTTAAAATAAGAAATCATATATATACATTATAGATATATATGATTTTGTAAAATTCGACCTAACCAAGTATTAAATACTTGTATTTTGGTACACTCCCAGGGTCCGCGCACTTGCGTCTATCGCATCACAGAATTTCGGCATCCAAAAATAAGGTATGATGCTCCCACGCCCATAATAATATTTTTCGAAAATACGTCTATAGTATTTTTGTTCCAGTGTAATAGGAATATTCTCTTTGACTTCATCCATATTGTCATCCATAGGTTCGGTAGAATCGTCCGCAACACGAGATTGGATAATATTGTGCCAAGAATTATTTTCCGAACTTACACCATCGCTAAATGCCTCCTTTTTCCTCCATAGAATTTCTTGAGGCAGCAATGTATTATCGTACATTTCGATACTTTTTCTCAATAAATATTTTTCCTGACAACCGGCTATATTATGGTTGCGAGTATGTGCGGGTATCGTCAGGTATGCGTGTACGAATGAACGGTCCAAAAATGGGGTGCGTGATTCTAATCCATGCGATGAAATACATCGATCTGAACGCAACCCATCAAAATGATGAATATTGGAAAGTAGTCGCTTACATTCATAATCGAATGTTATGGAATCCGGGCAATAGTGAAAATACATATATCCACCTGTTAGTTCGTCGGATCCGTCGCCATTAAAGATGACCTTTGCCTTGGAATGTTCGGAAATGTATTTTCCAATTAGATAATTTCCTACACTTGCGCGTACAGTTGTCGTATCATAACTGGAAATAGATTGAATGACCTTTGGTATAGCATTAAAAAATTCTTCTTCACTAACAATAACTTCTGTATGCTTAGAGCCAATATGATCAGCAACCGTTTGAGCATATTTAAAATCGGATGCACCGGACATTCCAATACTATATGTTTCCAAAACGATATCGGGTGGCGAGAATTTCTTAACCATTGCAGCAATAAGACTGCTGTCCAATCCACCTGAAAGTAAACAAGCAATCGGTCGATCGGTATTTTCAACACGTTTTTTAACAGCAGCGCATAAATTATAATATGTCTGATAATAATGTATATTCAACTGGACATCTACGTCTAACGCGGAATCTGGTACAAAATTATAATTCGCTTGAAATTGGAATTCGGCATATTTTTTATTTTTCCGAGTCAAGTTAATAATCCCTTCTTCATCTACGTCAAAACAACTATATGTTCCTGGTTCGAATTGCCCATAATCAGACGCATTCTCATGCTCATCGTCAATCAAAAAAGACAGTTGTTTAAATTCCGACGCGAAACAATGCCCATCCTTATTACTACAATAATACATGGGTCTGACACCAAAAGGATCTCGCGCTGCTATAATTTTCTGTTTTTTAGTATCGAATAAAATAAAGGCGAATACGCCGTCCAAGTTTTGCAATGTATAGTCAATACCATATTTATTATACATATCAATAATGACTTCGCAGTCAGAATGAGTTTTAGGAACAACCTCCAATTGTGCATAAAGTTCCTTATAATTGTAAATCTCTCCATTACATATTAATACACAATCATCCTTTTCCAATGGCTGGTTGGAAATATCGTCCAGACCATTAATTGCCAATCTGTGAAATCCAATCATCCCATAGTCATAATATTTCATTATAGAACTTTCGGGACCTCGCCCTTTGGCACAATTCCAACCATATAATAATTGCTGTACTAAATCATTCGGAATAGAAAACTGCGATGTTTTTTTTATGAACGAAAATATTCCACACATTATATATTACCATAGTTTTCATTTTATATATGTTGTATTGAAATAATTAATATAACCTATGTATATACTAATATGTACGGAGTAATAGATGGTTGTTGTCGACAAGATGATCATCGTGTTCAAGATTTAAATACACGTATATCCAATAGAAATATCCCTTCTGCCCCATTGCCACCACAATATAGTATTCGCCCCACTTCTACAAAATATGCAACTATGCCGATTTTAGATCAACGCAAGGTAGCCACAGTTCCTGCGAATAATTGCCAAAGTTTTAGCGTAGATACAACGTTTAATCCTGGAACCGCACAAGCTCCATGGACGGGTTTTGCATCGAATATTCACACGGAATCGGTATTACGCAATCAATTTTTTTCACTTCAACGAGGTGATCAAGGGGTTTATATACCTTCGTCTAATAGCGACTTGTATAAAGTGGAAGTGTCCAGTAAGCCTATGAATCAGCCCTTTCCTGGTCTTTTCGAGAGTACTCAATTCGAACCCTTTAACCCCAATAAAGAAGATGTAGGAAAGCAGCTTTTTCAAAACTCTACACGTACACAATTAAATGATGAATAAACCCTTAATGAGTCATTTTATAATTATTCTTATAAAATGACATTGTAATAATGAATGAATTAGACAAGCTTACCATGTCATATATGTCAAATCGGCAATATAGAACCATGATTGAATCAGAAGATAAGGATGAAGGCATTGAATATGAAGCTGAAGAGAGATTCTACAAAAAGAGATTAATTATATTATATAAGAATCTATTCAAACACGAAGACGTAAAAAACAAAACCATGGTCCAATTTTTTCAAAAATTCAATAGTATTGCAATAGAACACTTGAAGCAGGAAGATCGAGCCAGTATAATACAAAAGGAGTTGGGAAATGACAAGTTAAATATTGACAAGTCTGTAAGTTTCGACAAATCTTTAAGTTTCGACAAGTCTTTAAGTTTCAGCGAATCGGTTATAATGCCAGACTTGGAAAAGGAGAGTCAAGAAAACAACAAGAGAGATGTTGAAGCGTTTCAAAATATAAACACGGTGAAGTCGTGTACTTTAGACAATTATGTTATAAAAAAGACTCATGTAAATAAAAAACCGCCTCGCCCGCCGCCACAAAAGATTAAGGTCCGATTGAAAAGTAAAGAATTGAGAAACAAGGATGTTCCAAAAAAGAAAAATATAGGTAATAAATATGAAGAGTCGCCGAAACCAAAAGACAATATCCAAGATAAAAAAACATAAAAACACAATGAAAAAATCACATTGTGCACCAGACGCGAAAAATCCGAATAGTTTAACGTGTTATTCCAATAAGAAATTGATGAAATTGCGCAATTATTGGAATTCTCGCCACCCTGATGCAAAAATAAAAACCCATGACTCGCAAAAAATATGGCACGAACTGCGAAAAAATATGAGTGGAACGTGCAATACGGAGCAATGTTGGTTGAAGCAGCAATTTGTGTCCGACACGGGGGATAGTGATTTATTAAATTATACGTTCGCACCAGAGTCTCCGCAAGCATGGCGAACAAATCCCAACGAGTGGCTAAATAGTACTGATATAGAAAATGTAATGCGTCAATATGAGCACGCATATCCATGTTTTCAATTTTTAGGACCAAGCCCCATTGATTTCGATAAAAAGCAAAGCAAAACGAAATGTGTGTGGGATGAGTTGTGCAACTTTGATTTAAAGGCTCATCTATACAAAGGATGTAATAAAATCGGTATAATATTTAATACTGATCCTCATTACAAGTCGGGTTCACATTGGATTTCACTTTTTATAAATACGAAACGTGGATATGTATATTTTTTTGATAGTGTGGGAGATCCCGCTCCCAAGGAAGTGAATCAATTGATAGATCGAATCATTGATCAATCTAACGAACAAGGTATTGAAATGGCGCGTTTGGACAATAAAACGAAACATCAGAGATCGAATACAGAGTGTGGCATGTATAGTTTGTATTTTATAATTCAATCTCTTAAAGATATTCATCCGGAAAAAAAAATGAGCGAACGTATTCCAGACCAAGAAATGGAACGTTTTAGAGAAATTTACTTTAATCCGTCTCATCAACAATAATTGGTAATTCATTTTACAAAATAAATATTAAACAATATTGGTTATTATTTATTATACGATGGAATTTCTTGGAAATGAAAATAAATCTCTATTATGGAGTGTATTGCAGGAAAGTGATGTATTTCAAAATATCCCGAACAATAGATTTGACGATATACGAGCCACATTTGACAAGGTTTTAAATAATTATAATCAAAATAGTAATTCGTCTTCTATAAAACAAGACATGGTGAGTATGAATAAAGAAGTGATACCAATTTTGTTAAATAAAATTAATTCTATTTCTACTTCTACATCAGCTGTCAATTCAAGTCAGAAAAAATTAGAGGTAGTATATCGTGCCGAAGATATGCGGGTCGAGGATGTACATAAAAAACGCGCAGAAGAATTCAATACTAAGATTCAAGAACAGCAAACGAATATGAACGAGCTTTTGCAACCTAAAAAGCCGAAGGAAGTGTCTTTCGCTGATAATAAAGAAGATAAACCGCTTGGTGGCGACATGGAGAGACTAATTCAAGATATGCTTACATCACGTGAACGCGAATTAGAAACAATATCTGCAACGCAAGGTGATATTAATGATGCTAAAAAATGGATTGGCACGAGTGAAACTACTGAGAAAAAAATACCCGTTTTAGAAAGACGTGTTATAGAAGGACGTAATAAAGAAATTCCTGTTAATGAAGGACGTAATAAAGAAATCCAAGTTTTAGAAAGTATAGATTCACAAGATGAAAATATAACAGATATAACAAATAATGATAATGATATCATGTCAAAATTTAAGAAAAAGGACCCATATAGAGAAGTCATGGATGAATTAAAAGTATTGAAATGTCATCAAGGCAAAATGATGATTCTTCTGGAAAAAATATTCATTATGTTAGAAAAAGACTTTACTGAGGAATAAAAGAAATGGTTTATTTTAGCCATATTTTATACGACAGCGCGTAAATAAAAATATTTATTCTATATATAACCATGGCATGGATTGATGAAATCAAAAAAGCTCTCAAGGCAAACCCTGGAAAATCTGTTGCTGACATTATTCCTATTGCACAGAAAAGTTATGCAGAATCAAAAGCCAAGATGTCGAGTAGTTTAGGTGTGAGTGCAAAACCTGCTTCCAAAAAGCGTACAAGACGCGTAAAGAGCGCAAAGAAGGGCACAAAGAAAGTGGGTGCAAAGAAAGTTGCAAAGAAAGTGGGTGCAAAGAAGGGCACCAAGAAAGGTGCAAAGAAAGGCGCAAAGAAGGGCGCAAAGAAAGTGGGTGCAAAGAAAACTCGCCGTAGAAAAGGTAAAAAGGGTGCAAAGAAGGGGGGTAAATGTGGTGCTTGTGCAACAGGAGAACCTGTACCTGCATAAATGTAATAAATATCATAAATATAATAAAAAATGAAATCCATATTTTAATATTTTAATATATTTATATAAGTAAAATGAGCAGCAATTGGTATCCCATGTGTGATTATAAAAAATTGGTTGGTTCAGTATTAAAGAAAACTGATGAGGAGGGAAATATAACCGAATTAAAGATTACTGGTTATGATGTAGATTATGACGACATATTTCGCCAGACAGATGGGCACGCTGGATATTTAATCCACACAATTACTCTCGATGATGGAAATACATTTATATTCAATCGTATTATAGAGTTATTCAATAAATACGGTGAATTGATTCAATCATAAGTGCATAATATATTGCATTTATGATTTATACTAACCTTTAATAAAATGTGTATGTTAAAGTTTTATTCTTTCGAACTTGAATTTTTTTCCCATTTGTATCAATTTTCCTACAACAATAGGATTCGCACCCGTTTCTTGGGCAACGCGGAAACTCTCAATGTCGTAAATTTCCATTGTCTTTTTATTTCGAGCATATTCCTTGCCTTCCATTTTAATAACATCTACTTCGCGTTCCATAAATTTTTCATTCACATTTGATACTGTGTCTGACTCTTCGTTAGTAATAGATGGCCTATATGAAAATGCCTTTTCTGTGGGTTTACCAAAAGAGAAGCATTGCAGTTTTTCACTCGAGCCACTGGTAGCATGTATGGAACAATCAATAGAAGCCTCTTTCACAGCAGTCAATAATTTTTGAGCAATACCCTCTTTTAGTGTGGAAATTTCATACAAGGATTCATCTGTAGTAATGGGTGTTTGTTTATCTATTTTACTCCTATCTTTTACTCGCAATTCAACCGCTTCTTCGCTGGTTTTCTGCCTTTCACTGAGGGTCGCAATATATAGAAATACATTTACGGTTCGTAATTCTTCAGGCAAGTCTTCATGACTGCATATACGTTTCGCGCGACCGATAACTTGTTCTACACGCACAGGATGCCAATATGGTTCCGTAATATGCACATATCTTACATTGCGAAGTGAAATTCCCTCTGCACCAGAAGCGGTAATCATAAACACTTTGATAATTTCCCCCATAAAATTATTAGCGGAAATAGGTTTTAATACACTCACAAGGCTGTCTGGTACCCCAGCCCAATTAGAATTGAAAATATTTCGGACGATTTCCTTTTCATCTGCATCTTCCGTACCGGTATATAGTACGAACATGGGTTTTCCAAGATCACTTTCTCGACGATCCAATGACCAAGTACTATGAGTATCTTTTTTGATGCGAAACTGTGCGAAACCATTCGCTTCCAAAATAAGTTTGAAAATACCGATACCCTCAAGGGTTCTAAACTGACTGTATACTAAACTGCAACCTTGATGTTCTGGATCTTGTATATTTTCCAACATGGTAAGAAATTTCGGACTATATTTCTGTAGATCAGTGGGTGAGAAATAAGACGCACTATTTTCCTTCATGTTCTGCAATGCGGATTTAATAAGCGCATCGTAAGAGAAATCCATCTCAACACCATCCTGTGTGTGTTTAAGATCAAGATAACGATCATATTGTTTTTTATTATCGCCATCAATTAAATATTCATATGCCCCCTGAATCTCTCTCATTTTGACGTCATCAGTTGCGTGTTTTGTTGCAAGAGCTTTGTAAGCCTTTTTAATTTCGGAAACAGAACTCTTGTTTTCTATAGCTAATAGTTTATAATAATTGAAATCATCTGCTTCATATGTTCCATCTGGATTATCTAATCTCTCTTCCATGGTCGCAGCATCCAACATATCCTCATTCAATGAGAGTGATAATTCTTGCAATGACTTGCTCTCGGACGGTTTAGGTCGTTTCATCGTTTCCGGAAAGACAAAATTGCAGGCTGCGCGTGAGAAAATCCTATACGTAGAGACTGAATCTTCATATAATTCAGCGACTGGTTTCAATGCCTTTTTCTTTCGATTACGTGATTCTAATTCGCGCTCTTCAATGCGTTCTTTTTCATACAATGAGAATTGATAATCACTCATCGGAACTTTTATTACGTGTAGATCGGTTGTTTTATCGAATCGAGGCATAAGCTGTTCCTGAGCACTTCTAAAATAGGAAGTGAGGCCCAAAATACGACGTTTGAATAACTTGGCGTTTTTCACATTACCCTTGTCGTCGATAAAATAAGAATTGAATCCGTCCATTGTATCTGGAAGAGCTTTGTATAATTCCACTTTAATGCCACTGGTCAAAATAGCGATATCGTTCTTTAGGAGAATACCCGCGATGATTTTTTCAAAATATTCGTCGCTGACATTTCCGCGTTCATCTACTTTCGCTTGAGATACACCTATATATTTTTCAGATCGCTTTTTATTAATAAAACCGAATGGGTTGCGCGTAACTGTGAGCATTTTAAGAGAGGGTTTATATTCAATCTGATCCATAACGCTTACTCCTGCAAACATGTCTGTAATGGTAGTTTTTGATACCGTTTTGGTCGTTTTAATATTGAGTGGAAAGTTCCATGTTTTAATATACCCACGTAAAATATTGAATAAAATACCAAGTTCATTGGGATAATTAATCATAGGAGTTCCCGTTAAAAAAACAATCTTGACGTTTTCGGCCGCCATTAAGTATTCGTATAATTTATACGAAAGTGAATCGGGTTTTTTCAATTTATTTACGATACGACTTACGAAATTATGCGCTTCGTCAACAATGATGACTTTATTATCAAAAGGATTTATTCGATAATTAAGCGACAAGTCGCGCAGATGACCAATTCGCATGCCATTATAATTGATAAATTGATACTTGTTGCGTATCATTTCGTTGATTTGAGAATCAATATTATTTTTGTATTCCGTATCCAGACCTTCGAAATTAGACGGTTTAACGACATTTACCAACCATGCGCCTCCGCGTCGGCGGATGTAATCCTCGGACAACTGCAGCATGCGACTTAATTCGGAAATAAGTTGTTCATTTTTACCCACTTGGACGAACTCCCAAAACTGGTTTTTTTTGTATATGTGATCGCCGCATTTTTTCAATTCTTCAATATAATTACGGCGTAATGAAGCTGGTGTCATGACAATAACTTGTTTATCGGTTTTCAGACCCTCGGCTATAGCAATAGACGAGCAGGTTTTTCCTGAACCAAGACCATGATACAGTAATAAACCTCTATAGGGTGTATATATTGATAAATAATCGCGCACAATTTTTTGATGTGTCATGATACGAAATTCTTCACTGCGTTTGTCTGAGCAACTAATTTGTTGGGTGAGATCGCCCAGTTCGGTTTTATATTTAGAAAAGAGACTATTAATGAAATTGACGAATATCTCTCTATTATTCAAGTAATAGGCTGATGCGCGAATGACTTCATTTCTCTTCTTAGGTAATCGTTTTACAGTTTCCGTGTCGCCGATTTGAATCATAGTCATTGGACCTTCAGCGATAACGGATTTGGATGGTTGTGGTGTAATGCGTTTACCCGAAATAGATGCACTGTCGGGTGCCTCAGGCGCACTCGGCGCACCTTGTATACCCGGCGCACCTTGTATACCCGGCACACCTTGTTCGTCGATTTCAATACCGATGACTTCATCTGTAATGCGAACGCGTTTCTTTGTTTTCCTTGAAGCGTTCTTTGAAGCATTCTTTGAAGCAGGTTTTGAAGCATCTTGTTGCAAAGGAGTACTTGCCGGTGGTTCGTCTGATATCTCTAACATGGGTGCCAATCTATCGATTTCACCAACCGGTTTCTTTTTTCGTGTTTTAAATGCGGTTGAAATGCGTGATAAAAAAAGATTTCTGTCAAGTGCATTATCCTTTGAATTATCAGTGATAATTAATTCAAATGTTAAATCGTCTTTTTTTTTAGCAATAGGTTTTGCTTTGAGCTTTTCTAAAATGGATGTTTTTGTAGACATGGTTCTTATATAAAATTAAGATTAAATATTATTCTCTTTTACTGAAAAAAGACAATAATTATATTTTTATATTATACTTTTTACACTATACTTGTTGCACTATACCGGGCTCTTGCTGCACAAGTTATATGCTTTAAGGCATGCCAACTGCTCGGCCTTCTTTTTAACCTTGTGTGTTCCAGTTCCAAAAATAATAAATACATTTCCGATTTGTTCGTACAGGTTTTGAATGTCCTGAAGTGAATTGAAATTTTCATATGGTATCGCATTTTCGGGGTTCATTTCATAAATCTGTGCTCCTAAACATAAATAAACACCCATAGTATACCCATCGTCTGAGTCATTGTTAATTTCAATATAGTCGGGGGTTGTTTTGAATTCCTTTTGAATAATAACCTGAAATAGATTTTTGAAATTGTCCTGACTTCTTATAATGGTATCCCAATCAACGTGTTTTTCGAAAATGTTTTCAATAAAGATCTGGGCCATTTGAAATCCTGGTCCGGTAACAAATACATTATCGAACCATTTATCGTCATCGTGAATTTCAATCTTGTTAAAGTCTAAAAATAATGCTCCTAAAAATGCTTCAAAAAGGCAGCCAAGTTTTTTATGGGACATACGAGTTCCTTTTTCTTCAGCATGTCGTGAAATTAGCAGCCATTTGTGAAGACCCATTTCTTGTGCAAGAGCTCCGATGGCTTCATTTTTCACCAACTTGATTTTATTTTCAGTCATAAACCCTTCATTTTCTTTAGGAAAACGGCGATACAAGTAATATTTTGTAATACATTCCAATACACCATCTCCGAGAAATTCGAGACGTTCATTGGACTTGGTCTTAAGAGACAAACAATTATCTGGTTGTTCCGTTATGGTAATATTTTCTTGTGCATTTAGCAAATATGGGCGTTTCATATAAGATTTATGTACAAAGGCTCGCTTGTATAAATTAATATTATGAATTTTAGAAGGAATTCCATATTTCGATAATATATTTTCTACATCTCGAACTGAAATATCAATATTTTGTGGATTGTAAGGATTAAATATAAGTCCTTCATCTGAAGAAACTATATCTATGTCGTGTTTTATCAATTTAGATACATCTTCCTTGTCGTATTCGTTATAATCTTCAGCGTCGCTCATCAAGTAATATTCTATAACTATAGATGTATTATTCTAAATCAATTTTTAAAATTATCTTTCGGTATAGTATAAACTATGGTTCTTATGAGTGCAGGAAAAAAAGCGCGCAATGTCGCAAGTATTGCAAATAGCACATGTATTTATGGCAGCATGGGAGGTTCACCCTCCAGTATTGGAAATAATACGAATATGGGTGTTTATAATGCCATTCGAACACGTGGAGGAAAAGGTATTCCCGCTCCTTATCAGAAGTGTGGACCCAAAACAATCGACTACTTGAAAAAGAACAATCTTCTTTCCATTAATCCTGCTGGATCTGGTGGAGTTAGTCGCATGTTTAGTTATTACTAATCATCATAAATAACCTAAAATAAAATAAAAATTATAATAAAATATTCACGTTTATTATAATGCCTCAAAGAAACGGATATAGAAGTAGTCGTGGACGCTCAGCAATTGCTCGACGAGCAACATTCGGTGGTCCAAGTGGTACCAATGGTATCATGCCAAGTGTTTTAGTAAAAACAAGCACTGGTGAAATTGTTCGAACCGCATATTTTGGTGGTATGAAAAAAGGTGGCGCCGCACCAAGTGCAACAGGATTTATGCGACCAAGTAATTCTGGTAATCATCCTTCTGCACCCGCCCTTGTGCCTAATTATTTATTTAAGATGACACAATTTCAATCTCGTGCGGGTGGTTATTCTGGTATGGGTGGACCCATGCTTTAAACATTCGTGATAATATAAATTATAAATTATAAATTATATATTATAAATATAATCTATACAATATCATTATGGAATGTAAAAACCCCCTCGGAAAAACATATGTATTATACCCAGACCAATGTAAGTTAATTTACAATATGTCTTATTTGTCGCTTGGGGCATCTATATATGCTATATACAATGGGCAATATTTGCTCGCATGTTGTTCGGGTGGCGTATTTATTACTTCAATATCTTATTGGGAAAATCCATTATTCGATTCACCCAGAAGATATATTGATATAGCTTATCTTTCAATAGCTTTATTCTATCAATTATATCGCGCATACTCATCTCAATATATGGTATTTTATTATACAATTATGATGTTTGCTGTTAGTTTTTACCCATTAGGATACTATTATTATAATAAAGGCCTGTATTGGGAATCTACATATGCTCAATGCATGATACATATTTTATCTAATATTGCAAATATTATTTTATATTCGAGTCAATTTGATACCATTGAAGAATTGCCGAAAATATAATATATATAATTTATTACTTTTGAAACGATTTAATAAGTATTTTATATGATTCATATAAAATGCGTATTGAAATAGATGTACGTGAAAATGAATTGATTAATATATTGAAAGTGGTGAATTCTATGAACGGGTCTCACGAAATAATCACAAAGGCTCTCCCAATTGGCGATATTATTATATATGATGATGAAGAGAATGAAAGAATAATAATAGAACGTAAATCTCTCTATGATTTAGCTTCAAGTATAAAAGATGGTCGCTACAAGGAACAATCATTTCGATTGAGCAATACGAATGTACCCAACCATAATATTTTTTATTTGATCGAAGGTGATTGGAATACTTATAATGAGAAAAAGGGTCGTATGGATAAAAATACACTCATGTCTGCATGTATAACCATAAATCATTACAAAGGATTTTCGTTGTGGAAAGCGAATTCAATGAATGAAAGCGCTACGTGGATCGTACAGTTATGTAATAAAATGAAGAAGATGGACACCAGTGAGAAGCCATATTATAGTATTGGTGAATTGAATAAACCTGTCGACCAATCTTATTGCGATGTAGTAACGGTTCATAGAGAGAAGAAGAAGAATATAACAGGAGATAATATTGGAGAGATTATGCTTACATGTTTGCCGGGTGTAAGTATAAAATCTGCACAGGCATTGTTAGCAAAATATGGTTCGTTGAAATGTTTAATAGAAGCAATCGAATGTGATGATGTGGCATTGAAAACGATTACAATAGAATCGTCTGGTGGAAAATCGCGTAAAATAGGAAAGAATGTATTGGAAGCTTTGCATAAAATTAAATAAAAATAAAAACTTATTATTTCATATAATAGTATATTATATGCCATATTATATGAAATCGATTCAATATATTGCGGTTTTCTTATTCGGTTTAGCCATTGCTTATAAAAAAAATTTCGAGTCACCAAAAAAAAACGAATTGGTGCTCATATGGCAGAATAAATGCTATCATGTTCATCATTGGATAACGTATTCACTCATTATAGCCTCATTATATAGCCATGTTCTTTTAGATATCAAGTATATACATATATTAACCTGTTTCCTATTAGGATTGGTTGCTGAAGACTTGTTTTATAGAGATATTCTTGATATTAGAGAGCCTTGTAGTAAAACATTTACGTTATCGTCCAGTGTATACGAAAAAAGGTAGGTTTTTTGTCCAGTGTATATGAAAAACGTTAAGTTTTTGTCCAGTGTATACGAAAAAAGGTAAGTTTTCACAAAAAAAATTGACAGATGTGATTTCTAACAACAGTTTTCAAAAGAATGCTAACTAACTTACATCTAAGTATCATGCCAATCGAATTAAGTAAAGAAATGAAAACGGTAGGTTTGTTCTATTTCATGTGGATCGTTTTGAGCTACCTTGCACCACATGTGTATGTCTATTTTTGCACACCCATTACAATCATTGGTTTCCTTATAAGTCCGTTTATAGCAGCTGCACCACATTGTAGTGCACTTCGTTGGGTCATCTACGAGGGAGGTAATATGATTACATCCATGTGGTTGGGTATGGGAACCTATATGGCCGCAAAACTATTAATCCGTGAATAAAAAAAATACAAAAATATAAACTATAAATTATTCCTCTATTATTAACTTTAACTTTCTACCACGCCCCTTTTTTGCCGGAACAACGGGTCCTTTTTCTGGTTCAGGAACAGGTTCTTGCACCGGAACCTCAACAACAGGTTCTTGCACCGGAACCTCAAC